ATCCGCTGCGACTGACCATGGGTGTGAACCATGGCGGGACCGTCCCCGTCACGCGTTGTAAATGAGGAGCCAAAAGGTGACTCTCATTGCTCTTTCGAGTTTTGGGCACTTTCCGAAGATTGCTGAGATACTACCCTTTAAGGTAGCCTATACTTAGTAACCAGACCAGTTCAACCCGCCAAGGTTGGCTTCCTCTTGCGAAGGAAACTCGAAACTGAACCTGTTCTCCGCAGCTAGCGACTTGTCGCAAGCCCGGGAGGTTTCCCCCCCTCGCAACTACTTACATGACACACCTGCCATGGGCCGTCACTACCAGGACCCTGCCAAGCTGGCCTCCTAAGAGACGACTACGGCACTCGCGGGACCTGACTGGAGCAATGAGGAATCGTAAGTAGGTGGAGGCCCGAAAAATGCACGACCTTTCGTAAAACGAACGGCAGTGCCTGGTCCAGCTCGAATAAGACGTACGTCATCTTCGAACTCTTCCCAGATCGTACCTACACATACTTTCAACTCAACCTTCCCTTTCTCATCGACGTCACCGTGTTCGACACAGTTAGCTTGTGCAGCTGTAGTGTCCGGCCTCCACACGCCCTTCCCTCTGGAGAAACTTACCCGCCCGAAGACGGATTTATTTCGTCTCTGAGTGTACCACCTCCATAACTGCGGCTTGGTAAGCCGCAGCATAGATCGCATGATACGATTGCCAAGACCCGATAAAGAGTAAGGCGAACAGCCCATATCATGAGCTGCCCACCACTCCTTCTCAGCGTCTTCGGCAAGAAGGACGTCATTTTCCCACGCATTCTGAATGGTTTCAGCAGCGAACTGCTGACTCCACTCTTTCACCTGGTCCGCTGGATACCAGTGAGGAGAAACGCGGGTCCATAACTTGGGGATATCGTTGCACCGAACTTCCGAAAAAGATCGCGAGGGCAATGGGAGCTCACTATCCTGTTCAAGATAATAAAGCTCCCTATGCCAAAGATCGGTACCACGAAGGACCCCTTCGTCAACCTTCAATCCTAACGCTCTAGTCACGGATCTCCTGCTTCTAAAGATGCTCCCCCTGTTCTCATTCAAAAAGAAAGCTTGAAGCAATCTTTTGCGGGTTCCAAAAAACCCTTGATGAAAACTGTGGAAGCGCCCGTGAAGCGAAGAGATCTGCTCGCAACCGCGTTCTTTCGAGCTCCACACCGCTTTAGGGCGGATAAGAGGCACGAAGGAACCGTCGTGAGAATCGAAG